TATTGAATATCGAACCAGTAAAGAAACAGGAAGTGATTCCTGTTCAAGCAGAACCTCAAAATGACACGCAGACAGATTACGATTTAAGTCGTCAGACAATTCGTAATCTTGTTAGAAAAGGTGAAGAAGCACTTGATGAATTGCTTTTTGTTGCAAAACAGAGCGAAAGTCCAAGGGCATATGAAGTTGTTGCTGGTATGATAAAGAACATATCAGAAGTGACAAAAGAGCTAATTGATCTACAAAAGAAAATGAAAGAGTTGAATGAAGAGAATCCAAAATCTTCTAGCGGCGTAAATGTTCAAAATGCTGTATTTGTTGGATCAACAGCAGAACTTCAAAAATTACTAAGACAAAACAAAGAACAACAGACCGATGGCTGATACTATTGCATATATGTCCAATCCAAATCTTAAGCGCGCAGGCGTCAAGATTGAATGGACTGAAGACCAAGTCAAGGAATATGTCAAGTGTTCGGAAGATCCTGTTTACTTTGCATTGAACTACATCAGGATTGTCAACGTTGACGAAGGTCTTGTTCCTTTCAAGATGTGGAAATTTCAGAAACACATGCTTGAAACATTTCACAAGAATCGTTTCGTCGTTTGCAAAATGCCGCGTCAGGTTGGTAAATCTACAACGATCATTGCATACCTTCTACATCAGATTTTATTTCGAGACAACACAAGCGTTGCAATGCTTGCAAACAAAGGATCAACTGCTCGCGAACTATTGAGTCGTCTACAGCTTGCATATGAAAATCTGCCGATTTGGTTGCAACAAGGAATTGTTACCTGGAACAAGGGTAACATTGAACTAGAAAACGGATCAAAAGTTCTAGCTGCTGCAACATCATCAAGCGCAGTTCGTGGTGGGTCATATAACATTCTATTCCTTGACGAATATGCGTTCGTACCAAACAATCAAGCCGATCAATTCTTCAATTCTGTGTATCCTACGATTTCTTCTGGTAAAACATCTCAGGTTCTTGTTGTATCTACGCCTAACGGTCTAAATCATTTCTATCGTATGTGGGCGGATGCAACTAGCAAGAGAAGCAATTATGTTCCGATTGAAGTTCATTGGTCCGAAGTTCCGGGTCGTGATGAAAGATGGAAAGAAGAGACAATAAGAAACACATCAGTTGATCAGTTTAGAGTCGAGTTTGAAACTGAATTTGTCGGTTCTTCTCATACATTGATATCTGGAGCAAAACTCAAGACACTGGTATTCAATAATCCAATACGTCAAGATGGTAGATTGGATATAATCGAAGAGCCAGAAAAAGGTCATACATATGTTGTTACAGTTGACGTTTCTCGTGGTCAAGGACTTGACTATTCGGCATTTTCCGTATTTGATGTAACGAGCATACCATACAAACAGGTTGCAAAATATAGAGATAAAGAGATCTCTCCTCTACTATATCCAACTTTGATATTCAATGCGGCTACGGCTTATAATAATGCTTATGTGCTAGTTGAAATCAATGATATTGGTCAGCAAATATCTGATATTATACATCATGAACTTGAATATGAAAATCTTGTCAAGATACAAATCAAGCCTAGACAAGGTCAACAAATGTCATTTGGCCACACGAAAAAGATACAATTTGGTGTCAAGACATCTGTCGCTACAAAGAGAATTGGTTGTTCAAACTTAAAAACATTGATTGAAAGTGACAAATTGTTGATCATGGATTCAGATACCATCATGGAATTGATGACTTTTGTTGCAACTCGCGAATCTTTTGCTGCGGAAGAAGGTAGTCATGATGATTTGGCTATGACTCTAGTGCTTTTTGCCTGGTTTATAGCTCAAAGAAACTTTAGGGAATCTTTGAGTGGCGACATTCGTAGTGTGCTTCAAAAAGAGCAACTAAATATATCACAAGAGGACATTGTCCCCTTTGGTGTGGTAGATGATGGTTTAGATCGCATAGATTTGATGGATGATATTGACAGACAAGAAAGATTATGGGTTGAGGAGAGACGATTAAAAGCGCCATTAGATAGTTATGACTATGATTGGAGAGGTCGCTGGTGAAAACTGTAATTTCTATAAATATTTGATACAAGCATCAAAGATCTCTACTTCTGAAAGGAGTAAACAATGGCATTTCAATTGAGTCCGGGCGTAGTTACTACTGAAATTGACCTAACTACTATAATTCCTGCCGTCTCTACTACAAACGGCGGTTTTGTGGGTGATTTCGAATGGGGTCCAGCCAATACGATCATAACCCTTGATAGTGAAAACACCCTTGTCAACATTTTTGGCAAGCCAACAAATAATTCAGCTATTTCATTCTTTTCTGCTGCAAGCTTCTTGGCATATGGCAACAACTTGAAAGTTGTTCGCGCAATCAATTCTAGCTCAAAAAATGCTACAGCAAACGGAACTGGTGTATTGATCGAAAACAACGATCAGTGGTTCAATACATACAGAGCAACAACTACAGCAAATAGTGGCTGGGGTAATACCAATTTCATTGGAGTTGCCGCAAGACATCCGGGTGCCCTAGGAAACTCAATCAAAGTAGCATACTGCCCAGCAGGAAATGCATCGCTATTCTCATCTTGGGCATATAGCTCATTCTTTGATGCTGCACCAGGTACATCACAATATGCTGCTTCAAAGGGAGCAGCAAACGACGAAATTCACGTTGTTGTCATTGACGCAACAGGTCAAATCGCAACGGGCGGAACCCCAGCGGGTACAAATGCTGCTGGTGCAGTTCTAGAAACTTGGAAAAATCTATCAGTCGCATCTGACGCTAAAAACTGGGACGGTTCACCAAACTTCTACGGTGATGTTCTGGCTTCTCAATCAAACTGGATTCGTTGGCTATCACATCCTGCTAACACAACAAATTGGGGAACAGTCGCAACAAGCGGCGTAACATATGTTGGTGTTGGTGGATTGTCATCTGGCGTAGCAAATGGAACAACGCTATCTGGTGGCGTATATGCTTCAGCAACTGATGCAAATAAGCAAGTTTCTTGGGATAAACTAAAAGACGGCGATTCAGTTGATGTTTCATTGTTGGTTACTGGTGATGCAAGCGGAACCGTAGCACAATATATCATCGACAATGTCGCTGAATATAGAAAAGACTGCGTTGCATTCTTGTCTCCACCTTCAGCTAACGTGGTCAATAATCCAGGTAGCGAAGTAACTGCAATTACCACACAAAAGAACACAAACATCAATCGTTCATCTTCTTATGCAGTATTTGATTCCGGTTGGAAGTACATGTTCGACAAGTACAACAACGTGTATCGTTGGATCCCTCTAAATGCAGATATTGCAGGACTATGCGTTCGTACTGACACCACAAATGATCCTTGGTTCTCTCCAGCCGGTCTAAATCGTGGTCAAATTAAAAATGTTGTGAAGCTTTCTTGGAATCCAAACAAGACAAATCGTGATGATTTGTATAAGATTGGTGTAAATCCAGTCGTTGCGTTCCCTGGTGAAGGAACGGTATTGTTTGGTGACAAGACAATGTTGACTAAGCCTTCAGCATTTGATCGCATTAACGTTCGTCGTCTATTCATTGTTCTTGAGAAAGCAATTGCTACAGCAGCAAAGTATTCTCTATTTGAATTCAACGATGAATTTACACGTTCACAATTTGTCTCTCTAGTTGAACCATTCTTGAGAGATGTACAAGGTCGTCGTGGAATTTATGATTTTAGAGTTGTTTGCGACGAAACAAACAATACTCCAGAAGTTATTGATCGTAATGAATTTATTGGCGACATTTACATCAAGCCTGCACGATCAATCAACTTCATTCAATTGAACTTCGTTGCTGTTAGAACTGGCGTAGCATTTGAAGAAATAGTTGGAAGATTCTAATAAATAGAAAAGAAAACGGGAGTATTTTAGATGCCTTTTAATATTCAAGAATTTCGCACAGCAATGAATTATGATGGGGCAAGACCAAATCTGTTCGATGTAAGCTTGACCCTTCCTGCTGGTATTCCTGGAGCTGCTGGTTTTAGTCGTGAATTCACGTTCATGTGCAGAACTGCGCAGCTACCTGGATCATCAATTGGTTCAGTAGTTGTACCATACTTTGGTCGTGAAGTAAAGTTTGCAGGAAATAGAGTGTTTCCTGATTGGGCAGTTACGGTAATCAATGATGAAGATTTTCTAGTCAAGAACTCATTTGAAAGATGGCTAAGTGCTATCAATCAGCACGAATCAAATAGAAGATCACCAACTTTTGTGAATTCAAGAAACTATTCAGTACAAGCAAAAGTTAGACAATTTGGAAAAACTGGATTTCCTATCAAAACATACAAGTTTGTAGGAATGTTCCCAATTGACGTTTCACCAATCGATCTTGATTGGGGTGCAAACGATACAATTGAAGAATTCGCAGTAACATTCCAATATCAGTACTGGTTGTCAGATACTACTGACGGTAGAGCATAATTTTTTTACATCTTATATCATGATATTTTTGAAGGGAAAAGTAAATGGCTAATTGGAAGTTATTTGGGTTTCAAATAACAAACGAAAAGACCAAGAAACAGGAAGAGCCAAAAGACATTTCTAACATAACAGAAAAGTCTTTTGCTCTTCCTCAAAATGACGACGGTGCCGTTACGCTTCAGACAGGGGCGTATTTTGGCACCTATGTCGATTTGGAAGGTGTTGTTCGTAACGAAATCGAACTCATCACACGCTATCGTGAAATGGCAATGCAGCCAGAACTTGAAACTGCAATTGATGACATCGTCAATGAAGCAATCGTCATGCAGGGTCATGAAAAGTCTCTAACAATCAATCTTGATGATCTAAAAGTATCTGATACTATAAAAAAGAGAATTCGCGAAGAATTTGAAAATATTCTTAGAATGTTGAACTTTGGTAATATGGGTTCAGAACTATTTCGTCGTTGGTACATTGACGGAAGAATGTTCTACCATGTTGTCATTGATGAAACTAGACCAAGAGATGGTATCAAGGAACTAAGATATATTGATCCAAGACGTATTCGTAAAGTTCGTGAAATTCAAAAAATGAAAGATCCTGCAACAGGCGGCGATATCATCAAGACGGCTCGCGAATACTATCTCTACAATGAACGTGGTATTATTGGCGCACATTCAAATCTTGGTATGAGAATTGCACCCGATGCAATCGTCAACGTAAATTCTGGTTTGATGGATTCTCGTCGTGCAATGGTTCTATCATATTTGCACAAGGCCATCAAGCCACTAAACCAGTTACGTATGGTCGAAGACGCAACTGTCATTTATCGTTTATCTCGCGCACCAGAACGTCGCGTGTTCTACATCGACGTAGGTAATTTGCCTAAGGTCAAGGCTGAACAATATCTTCGCGACATTATGGTCAAGTATCGTAACAAGCTTGTGTATGACTCAAGTACGGGCGAAATTAGAGATGATCGCAAGCATCTATCAATGCTTGAAGACTTTTGGCTACCTCGCCGTGAAGGTGGTAAAGGTACAGAAATTCAAACTCTTCCAGGTGGTCAAAATCTTGGCGAAATGGAAGATGTCAAATACTTTGAACGCAAGTTATACAAGTCTCTTGGCATTCCAATTTCTCGTTTGGAAATGCAACAAGGTTTCTCTATTGGTAGAGCATCTGAAATTACAAGAGATGAATTGAAGTTCTCAAAGTTTGTGTTTAGACTTCGTAACAAGTTTTCAACTTTGTTTGATGAAGCTTTGCGTGTGCAACTATCATTGAAGGGAATTTGCACAGTCGAAGAGTGGGATTATTTCAAGGAAAATATCTATTACGATTTTATAACGGACAATAATTTTGAAGAGCTAAAGAATGCAGAATTGATTCAGAATCGTATAACGGTACTTCAATTTGCAGATCCTTATATTGGCAAGAATTTCTCTACTTTATGGGTTCGTAAGAACATTCTGAATCAAACAGATGATGAAATACAAGAAATTGATCAACAAATTGCTGTTGAACAACAAGCGGCCATGGAACAACAACAAGCAATGGATCAACAAATGCAGCCAACGAGTCCGTTGGCACCTCAACCAGATGGGACTACACCACAAGTTGATGTCAATACTGCATTTCAAAATACAACCAATCCTGGAGAGTCGGCATTGGATAATGCTGTCAAATCTCAGCTAAAAGTTGAAGATAAATCCAATCTAAATAATATATTCAGGATAATAAAAAATCGGAGAGAAGTTCTATGAGTAGAGAAATTTCAAGAAAAATTGTCGAGGACATTTACAGCGATACATACGTTTCTTTAAAAGAAGATGTTTCAAAAGTCATATCAGAAAAAGCAGTATCAGTTCTAGAGGACATGAAGAGTCATGTAGCAAAGCGTTTTTTTGCTGAAGCCACCTTTGGAGTAAATCCACAAGGTGGCGATGTTGTTGATACTCCAGACGGAGGAAAAGCTCAACAGCAAATATATTATCCTAAAGGAAATCCAAAATATAGTACATCACAGAACGATTCTAAACAGACCTCTGATAGCACTACACAAACTTCTCCATCAAGAACGCAGCAGTCGCCAAATTATCCTGTTTACCCAAAAGATAGTGATGCTGCAAGAGACTTTAGAAGCGCATTTCGTGATGCTCGCACACGAGGAGATAAAGAATTCACATGGCAGGGTAGAAAATATGGCACAGAGTTAGCAAAGCCTCAGGCTGCACCAGCACCTCAAGCACAGTCATCAGGTCAGCAGTCAAGACCAGCACCACAGGCGCAAGCCCCTGGTCAGCAGTCAAGACCAGCACCACAGACACAGGGACCTGTACCAAGACAAAAATCTATTCCAGCACCACAGGCGC